AACTACGAAACTTACCAAAAGATTCAGTTCAGGCTTGAAGATTTGCAGCTACCTTTAGACCAGGTTACTAACCCGACTCAAAAGGAAATCTCTAACCACATAAAAAAACTAAAATGAGAAAGCTAAACATCACAGTAGAACTATGGGATGAGCAAGAAGATGGAACAGAAGTCTGCACTCATTACGATTTATTTGTAGAAGTAGAATGGGAAGATGATGAGCCTGCAAGTTTCCATAATCCTGGACATCAAGGATTCTTCCGTATCGATGTTCTAGATTGGAAAGGAATTGATCCTAATTCTGACTTAGCTAAACGAATCTTAAAGGAAGCATACGAACTAGATTGGATTGATATGCTGAATGATATTAATGATGATATTTACTGATTTTCTTAACCCCTAAAGCCTAAACTATGGCAACAACCACGTATCGCAGCGTAGCTGCAAACATCTCAAAAGACGGAAACTCTTACCGAGTACGTCTTAAAGTAAAAGGAAAGCAGATTTCTAAAAACTTCGCCACGAAGAAAGCTGCTCTCGAATTCAGAGCGAAATACCGCTAGTATTGTGTAGGTTAAAATGCTATACCCATTTCCGTTGTATGAGAAGGCACTCTTAAAACGGCTACACAAGGGGGTGAAATTCCCCCAACTTTTTAATCAATCAATCAAAATAAAATGGAAAAGAAACCTAAAATCTACTGCGGAAGCGGTAAAAAACGAAACGACACTTGGCTTCAAATCACTATCAATCCTGATAAGATTAAGGATTACATCCAAGAGTACAACGGATCAAAGTTCATTAAGTTAAACATCAATCTACTCGGAGAGCCAGATAAGTTCGGTAAAGATGTCCAGGTCTCAGTAGATACTTATGAGCCGAAAGAAAAGAAATCAGACTTACCTTTTTAATGTATCTAACTGAAGACATAATAGGAGCATCTTCTCGGATAGTCTATGGTCGCAAAGGCGATAAGGTAGAAGTAATCAGAAAAGAACTCGATTTATGTTTTGTAAACAATCAAGGAAACCGTTTCTTTGTACGATATGAAAAACTCTCCGAAGAAAAAGTTAACCCCTCTCCCGAAACTTCTAAAGAAAGCACAAGAAAAGTTCAACGCACACATAAGGGAAAGAGATAAAGACTTCGGATGTATTTCTTGCGGAGCAGAGGTTCAGCAAGCAGGACACTATCACTCTCAAGGTCAACATAGCGGACTAAGATTCGGTCTCCCTGATTCGTTAGGATACTATAACACGAATGGTCAATGTATCAGATGCAATATGTTCCTATCAGGTAATCTTATTAGATACCGATTAGGACTTGTATCGAGATACGGAGAAGACTTCGTAAAGGAATTAGAAGAATTTGCTTTGGAGAATCCGTTAAAGAAATGGACACGAAGCGAACTTGAAGAAATAATAAACTACTACAAATGAGAATCCTTATAGCTTGTGAAGAGAGCCAGGCTGTTTGTAAAGAATTTAGAAAACTTGGACACGAATCTTATAGCTGTGATATTTTAGATTGTAGTGGTGGACATCCCGAATGGCATATTAAGGATGATGTTATAAAGGTAATTAATGACTCGTGGGATATGATGATCGCATTTCCACCTTGTACTCATTTAGCTGTTAGTGGTGCGATGCATTTCAAATCTAAGAGAGAAGATGGCAGACAAAAAGAAGGTATTGATTTTTTTATGGCTATGGTCAATTCACCAATAAATAAAATAGCAATAGAAAATCCTATAAGTATTATGAGTAAAATTTATAGAAAGCCTGATCAAATAATTCAGCCATATTATTTCGGAGATTCATTTCAGAAAACTACTTGTTTATGGCTAAAAAATTTACCTTTATTATATCATAATGATAAGCCTAATCTTTTCGATTCTAATGTTACTCATACAAAAAAAGGATCATTCTTTGAATGGATAGATAGTAAAACAGGCAAGAAGAAAAGACAACCGGAATGGTATTATCAAGCAGCAGGTAAGAAAAATAGAAGCGAACTCAGATCTAAAACATTCCCAGGAATAGCTAAAGCAATGGCTGAACAATGGGGAAAATAAAAACAAAACAATATGAATCAAGAACAAACTAAACAACTAATCGAACTCGTAGATAAATACTGCGAGTCTTATGGAATCACTCGGAAGGATTTATTCGTAACATCAGGAGGCAAGAAAAGAAAAGTAATCGGACCAGTAAGCCTCTCAACTATGCGAATGGCTCTCGGACATTACATCTATCATAACTACCCTGTAACTTTAACTCAGATAGCAAGGCTTATCGGATATAACGACCACTCCGTAATAAGCTATCACTACACCAAAATAAAGAACTACATTAAGAATAATGATATAGTCTTTATGAGTTACTATAACAACCTTCTCGAAGTAGCTAAAGAATATCCACCACACATAAAGATTCAAAGAGTTCCATATAAAAACTTTATCGTACTACCTAAATCAAACGTATGAAACAAACTATATGTACTTGGATGCTTAGTGAATTAACTAAGATACATTCATCCGCAGATATAAAATCTTTAGATAATTCAGTTAAAGATGTTGAGTATATTTTGAAAACCGCTTTAAGTCTTGAGCAAGAACAATTAAAAGAGGCTTGGAATGATGGATATAAAAAGGCTCAGCAGGATATAGTTACGAATAGTTTTTCTACCTTTGAACAATACCAAAATGAAAAAAATGGCTAAACGATTTACTGATACCGAGATATGGGATAAGTCTTGGTTTATGTCTCTATCCCCTAAGATGAAATGCTTTGTAAAGTACGTTAGAGATAAGTGCGATATCGCAGGACTATGGCATCCTAATTATACTCTTGCTTCTGTTTATATCGGAGAGCAAGTCGATGAAGATGATCTACTCTTAGTCGATGATGGCGAGCAGTTTGAAAAGCTATCCGATGGAAAGATTCTCTGCAAAGGATTTATAGACTTTCAATACGGAGGTAAGTTAAATCCTACAAGTCCGATTCACGCTAAGGTGATTTCGATTCTTGAGAAGTATAACCTACCTATCGAAGTAAAGAAAGTATCTCAGAGCTTCAACGCACCGAGTTACACAGATGTCTATAACGAAATGAAGGAGAAGTTAAGCGATGCTCAAAAGTGTAAAATCGAAGCAGAGAAATTCATAAACTACTACGAGTCCAATGGATGGATGATAGGCAGGAATAAAATGAAGTCTTGGAGAGCATCTGTAAGCACCTGGCTTAATCGAATCAAACCTGAATCCAAAGTACGAAGCGAATCAATCAAAGAGAAACTAAACGAAATTCAGAACCGAAAATTCACTGAGATATGAGTAACGCAGCCTTTGATTATCTAAGAACATTCAAGCAAGTAAGCGAAGAGACGGAGGATTTAGTTATCCGTAAAATCAGAACACGCTATCCAGAACTAACAATGAAGCAGGTAATAGAGTGCTTTGAGAATGGTATCTGCGGAGACTACGGAGATTACTACTCGCTTGATCCACGAACTTTACTCAGTTGGATTAGTAAGTTTACTAACAATAACTCGCAAAGCGACAGATACCTGAATCAGCCTCTCGTGAATCCGAGCCTACAAATAACGGACATCGGATATCCTACAAGTCCTGAGCAATGGATGAGAGAAACTAATAAAGCGTATGTAAGCTATCTGAATAACGGAGATGTAACTCTATTCCATCCTGACATTTACGATAGGTTAAGTCTCGACCAAAGAATCGATAGAGATGCCTGTACTCATTACATAGCGAAGAACTATCACGTTCCTTATGCAAAACAAACCGCAGTAGGTAATTACTTCAAAGCTTGCAAAATAAACGGAGTTAGTTTAATCTATACGCTATGAGGATATTTAATTTCTCAGGAGGTAAGACCTCCGCCTATATGGTAATTCATTATTGGAAGCAAGGTGATTTAGTTATCTTCTGTGATACAGGAAGAGAGCATCCTAAAACATACAAGTTCATTAATGATTTTGAAGCCAACGAGGGAATACCTATCATAAGATTGAAATACCAAGACTCTGATGATCCATTTAGAGCATTACTAAAAAAGAATAGATATAAATTACTTCCCAATAGAGTTCGCAGAGTATGTACGATAGAACTCAAAATAAAAACCTGCCGAAGATATCTTAGGTCTAACGGCATAATGAAATACGAAAACTTTGTAGGATTTCGATACGATGAGCCACTACGAGTAAAACGTAGAAAGCAAATGTGGAAGCAGGTAGTAGATAGATTCCCTCTGTATGATGATAAAATAGATAAGCAGATTATTAATCATTTTTGGAATGGGGGGGGGGGGGGAGAAATTACAATCTCGAAATAAATTCCATACTAGGAAACTGTACTCTGTGCTTTATGAAAGGTAAAAACGCTATTATGAATATCATATCTTCTAATCCAGAACTCGCTGATATATGGATAGAAGATGAAGAAAAGACAGGATACACCTACCTCGACAATATCTCTATGAAGCAAATAAAATCACTTGCAACCAATAACCTATTCACAGGTCAGAACTTAGAACAGGTTACTCCTGCCTTCGATTGTGCCTGTACAAACTAAATATATGACATACGAGCAGCACTTAATTAATCTGAGTTTCTACTACGCTACCGAGTACCAAAAAGACGGAAAGAACTTTCTTAATACGTACAGGAAGTTTAAGTCTATACGTACAGTCTGCGAAGCAATAATCGCTGCGTACAAAAGTCAGGGAGCGTATCAAGAAATGGATCAAGAGCAAATAAACTTCAAGCCTTACGCATACAAATACTACGAAGGCAAAGAGGCTCAGAACTTAGCGGACATTCTTTTAATCATCTATAATTTAACCAAATGAAAAAATGTACTATCTGTAAGCAGACTAAACACTCAGGAGATTTTTACTTTATCAAGAGCGGTAACTACTATTCTCCCCATTGTATTCAATGCGAGAAAGTAAAAGCAAAAGAGAGAAGGAATAGTAATCCCGATGGATGGATAGGACTTTTATGCGGTACTGATAATTGGTTCAAACACTACTTCCAATGAATGAAGAAATACTCTTTAACCTAATCAAGTCGGTAATCCCTGACCTGCAAAAGACTGACCAATTCAGCTACCGAGATGCTTATTCTCCTAAGTACGATTTAACTATCGAACTGAAGTGCAGACATAAGCATTACGATACGCTTCTAATCGAGAAAATGAAGTGGGATAAACTCGTAAAGCACAAAGAAGTAAGATACATAAGTTCTACTCCTATCGGGATATTCGCCTTTGATCTAAAATCAATCCCCGAACCTATGTGGGTAAATATGGATATGCCACATACTACCGAGTTCGAGGATAGGGATAAAGTAGGTAAATTGGTAGGGTTCTTATTTATTCAGCAGGCTCAAGACCTTACACACCTTCTCAGACGCATTTAGAGGCGATTTAAGAGCCTATTTAAGATCAACGTACCGAAACCCCATATCCCACAAGAAACGAGCCGTTTTAGAGCTTTCCTGCCTTATCTTGGTTTCTGACCAGTCGGGATGCTTTAGGTGGAAATGTTCGTGTAAAGCATACAGCATATACCGATATCCTGTTAATCTCTCATCTAACTCCATTACGTTATCTTCCGTATGAGCCAAGCCATAGGCTCTCTCTTTACCTAACTTCCTATGGATTACCTTATGCGGATTTTTCTTCTGAGTCATAAAAGTTACTTGTATAGATTTCACGCATACCGATATGGATAATATACAGAGCCATTAACTTAATCTCCTTTAGAATCATTCGCTCTTCTTCATCGCATAAACCCATATCGTATTCGGATATGGCATTAATTGCGTTGAAAGCTGCTCCTATATCTTCGTGCGGAGTAGTAAAGTTTGGTATTTGCTCATCTACTTCCATCAGTAATCGGTTTTAATTCGAGGTATCCCCTTCTTTGATTTGAACTCCCGAAGGTCTTTCTCTACCGAGTCTCTGCTCTCTTTACGATATTTATCACAAAGAGGTTCTAAAATCGCTAACCTCTCTGATGCTTCGAGCTTGCTCAACATTTCCTGAATTTGCTTCTTGAGAATCGGTGTGTCTTTGTGTCCCATTTTTGAGTTTATTTATTGCTGCTTTCAAATATAAACATTTATCTAAGCACTCTTCGTATGCTTCTTGTAGCCAATTTACTAACTCGTAATCATCACGATCCATCGTAGTACCATAGGTGCTGAGTCCCTTTTCTTCTTGCTTACGAATGTCGCTTATTACTTCTTCTCCTATCTTGCTCATTTGTCGGTTTTATCGTGATAGTGATGACAGACTTTACACTTATACTGAATCTTTTTAAGTCCAGAAACGTTCGTTCTGTGTTTGTAAATTACTAACTCATCAGAACCGCACTCAGGACAAGAACCTCTATCTTGACCGAAGATAACTCCGTAATGGGTTTTCCTATCAATGTGAGTGGATAATTTTTTATGCACCTGCTCCAAAAGACTTACATCCATCTTACAATACTTGACCATATAATTCATAGCCTTCTGGTCTTTATGCAGTACGATGTTCTTCCAAAGATTGAAGTCGGTTTTAATCTTATGTCCGATCCCTAAGTATTTAGCTATGTAGTCTAACCGATTAGAATTAAATCGGAACTTAGAACGAGCCACCTTTAAGGTGTCGATAGTAACGTACTTCGGGAACATAGATATCTGATGGAACAAACAACGAGTACGAATCCACGCGAGGTCAAACTTGTCTCCGTTGTGTCCTACTAACTCATCGGCTTGGTTTGCTATCTCGATGAACTTTTCGAGCATAGCTTTATCATCTTGGTTTTCATCCCAAGTTAAGCCATAGACTTTCTTATCATCTTCCCACTTGTAACAGATGCAGATAATGGCTCTCTCCTTAATAATGTTGGAGTAATCAATGTTCTGTTTGTAACCTGCACTCCAAAACATTCCGATGTTCGGAGATGTTTCTATATCGAAGTACAGTCTCCTTCTTTTAGATTGCAACATTTATTAGCTTTAAGATAGGTTTGCGTAGAATGTAGATACTGAATAAAATAATCAGACCCCAAAGATTCCACCATCTTTTCTTAGCTAATTCTTTCCAATGTAGTAACTCTTCTTTCAGTTCGTAGGTAGATTCTTTGTAAGCGTTTATTTCTTTTTGCAGAAGATTGATTCGAGCATTATCAACCACCACATTTTTAATCGTATCACGAATAGTGATAGTTCGAGTGATAACTTTCGGAATACGGATGTACTGCGTGTCTCTTTTTTCATTGATCTCTATTTTAGTTTCATAAGTAGTATCGTGCAAAATAGTAGTATCGCTTTTCGTAATTATCGTGGTGTCGTTCGCACAATAGCCAGACTTAACTACTACCTCAGCGACTTTATCGAGCTTCTCCTTATCCTTTAGAACCTGCTTAACAGGATTGCAAGAGCAGAGACAAATCAATGCACAAAGTATAAAGATTATATATCCAAATAGGATAACATTCGTAGCATCGTTTTTCCAATTTCTCATAAGCTTTTCAGCATTTGAATCATCTTAGGATGAGGATAGATATCTATCTTATCTGCTCTCACAGAGTTATGAGTAAAGACTCCTGCCTCTCCTCTTAATGCTCTCTGAGTAACAGTCCAGATATCTTCGTTATACTTCAAAGGTATATTATAACGCTGATTCCATAATACCAATAACTGACGCACGCTCTCTATCTGAGCATCAGTATAATTATGAAAGTAGATATGTCTCTTATACGGAACATCTAATTTGATAACTTCCTTCTCAGGTACTTCCCCTCCTACATAGTTGTAGAACTTACCGCCTGTGAAAGACAACTGACCCCAATTACAAATCTCAATACCGATAGAATACTTATCCAAATTAGTATAAGGAACTCCGTAAGCATCGAATACAGAACGCTTGATCCCTAAATGATAAGCCCAATACTTAGAAGAGAAACCTTGTACGATTTGCCCATCTACTGCACCGAGTCCAGAGATACATACACAAGTAGCTACCCTCTCAGGATTGGATGCCCACCACTTAAAGGTATTCTCTCCATTAGACCTACCTGCGGTATGATGCAGATAGATTTGTTTCTTAGGATGCTCTTCTCTAAGATACTGAGTGATAGGAAAATCAATCTGCTTGAGGTTCATCGGTAAAAAAGTTTGAGATGAATTTACCTACTACCGCTAAACACATTACAATAGTTCCCAAAATCGGGTGACCATTCAAAACAATGATCCCTGCTCCGAATGTTCCTGCTGCGGCTAACGAATCTCCGAGGACTCTCATTCGCTTAGGAGTAGGCTTAAAGTATTGAGACCAACCAAAAGATAGTTTGCTCATTCTCTGTCTTTTTTGTTTTGTAATTGGATTGCGATGTTGTTAATAGCTCTCTCAATCTTATCGAGTTTCTGATTGATATAGTCATCTTCTTTTTCAATCATACTAACTCTAATCTCTAACTCTTTAAGTTTAAGAGTAATCTTCGTGTAAATAGTAATCAAGCCGACCAAAATAGCAATGGCTTGACCTACTAAAAACAAAACTAAATCTGTCATTTTTTAGAATCTATCAAGTCAAATAATTGAGGATAGAATTCATCAGTCTCGATAGTTTCCAATGCCTCTAAGGTCAGGTCTGTACCCCACAGAGTAGAAATATCCACGTTCTTCTCTGCGGTCAGTAAATCGAAATGCTCTTGATTGAACGACTCGATACTTTCAGCAGGGATAAACATTGAATCCCCTTCCTGCTTTCCGTACTTCTCGAAGAGTTCTTTTTTAGTATCCTCGTAGATTTTAACCTCATCGGATACTACTTTGTTCAACCTTTGCAGATAGACCTTGTTCTTTAAGGACATTTTCTGTTTCAAGATACCGAGACTAACTACTTCGCTTCCCTCTTTTGTTTGCTTCGTTACTCCGTTAAGTTCGTAGTAGAGATTGATTACTTCGTGCAGTTTTAATGTCATATTAGGTATTTTTAGTAAATAGATAAACTTAGATAATTGTCAGGCTCAACTGATTTGCACCCCAAATATAGGCAGCATCATTTGAACCATCCCAATCAAGATAAGAATCTGCTTCCAAAGATAGGTTACCCTGAGAAACCTGAGTCAGAACTTCGTTACCTTCTGCATCTTGACTTACTGAAAGAAGTTCGTAGTAGAAAGAAGCGGAGCTTTCCAGGTTATCAAAAACCGAGTTCATATTGAACTTAGTTGCGGACTTTACTTCTCCGTTCTGCCATACATTAACTGATTGAATTGTTTTCATTTGTTTTTATTTAAGAGATTAGATACTTGTTATTGTTTCCCAAGCGGTAGTATAAACACATAGTTTGCTCAATGTTGTATCATATACAATAAGACCTGCTGCGGGACTTGTGATAGCGTTCTTTTGCGTTGTAGTCATTCTTGGAGGTAGGAAACCTCTTTGCGTACTTGCTGCTTGTAAAATTGCTGATGGTGCATAATTTGATGAAATCGGATAAGGTACTCCTATCATAAATCCTCCATCAGCTGCGATTGATACTTGCGTGCTACTTGATGTCGCACTATAAAAATTAAAACTATTCGCAAGTTCACCACCTTGTATTTGCTGACTTCCTATTGCCCATCTAAAAGTTCCACTATCAATCCATTGTATTGAATTTCGTGATGTGCTTGTTAATACAATACCATATCCATTGTTGTTACTTCTAAAAGTTCCCTGAATATCTACTCTATATCCTGCGTCTGTTATTCCGCCCACGATTAAATTCCCACCTGTTGTCAATCTTCCCAATGCAGCACCGCCACTTATTGCACTTCTCCAAATATGTCCATTTGCAGAACTTATAGCATAAGCATCATTACCACCAATTTGCATATTTATAGAACCTGCACTATTCAAATTCATTGTAGTTCCTGATCTACCAAACGTATAGCCGCCACCACTAAAAAAGTTAATTATTGGAGTATTGGAATAGATGTTAAGTGTTCCTGTTGTTCCGTTATCCAAACGCAGTTCTGTTCCGCTTATACGAGTAGTTCCCGATACATCTAACTTATAGCCTGCGTCTGTGACTCCTACTCCGATTCCGAGATTGCCAGTTGGGAATAATGCCATTTTAGAATCTCCACGAGAACCACCAGACGCAGCATTAATACCACTAGCAAAAAACATTCCTGCCTCACCTATATTTATCCAACCAACCAAACTACCTGCTGCGCCTATCCTTGTCCAAGATTGATTTCCAGCATCCGATGGGTAAGCATTATTTCCAATAAATGTAGCTTGTGATGAAAGATGTTGACCTAATACACCCCAAACACCTGTTTGAATAAATGGACTTGATGAGCCAGTAAATAATGCTTGTGCAGTATTTTGTGTTGAATTAACAACGTGAAGTCTTGCACTTGGGGAAGTAGTACCTATACCTGCGTTCCCACTATTGTTAATATACAACCTCTGATTCCCTTGTCCATCTGCTAATATGATTGTATTCGAGAGGGAAGAGGAGAGACCTGTGATGTTGCTACCGATTATTACATTGTTAGAACCTGTTGTTACTCCTTGCGTTGGTGACAAAGGATAGCTTCCTATGATAATATTAGTTGACCCTGTCGTTATATTTTGTCCGCTTCTATTTCCGACAAAAGTATTATTTGAGCCTGTATTAAAATAACCAGAACCAAAACCAAGATATGTATTATTGCTCGATGTATTGTTATATCCTGCATCTCTGCCTAATGCTACATTCTCTGCACCATTAACGTTAGACAACAAACTTCTCTCACCTATGGCAATATTAGAACCGCCATTTACATTTGAACTTAAAGCAGATACACCGAACGCAGTATTTGTACTAACACTTCCCCCTCCTTTACCTACTGTCAATCCGTTTATGTTGGCATCTAAGGTAGAACGGATATCTCCCACTACATCTAACTCATAAGTCGATTCGGTAGTTGTTCCAATGAGTAAGCGACCGTTATTTGTTAGTCGCATTGTTTCTATACCCAATACACCGAATCTAATTTGACTTCCTCTAAGATATAATGGAACCCATTGTGATGTGCTTCTATTGTAAGATGTTACATAAGCAACACCAGAATTATATTCTAACTCAAAACCTCCATTCCCACCCGGTATTGTGCTGAATGTTCCCAATACTTGTAATGCTCCATCTAATTTTGCAGTCCCAGCAACATCTAATTTTGTTCCTGTAGTCGGACTTGCAGTTCCAATCCCTACACTCGTTCCATTATCAAATATCTGTGAGTTCCCCAATGCAGTAGAACCTGTCCACTTTGAAACGTAGTTAGTAGTTCCCGAACCGCTAACACCGCCTAAACCTGCGAGAGTGTAATTAGGGATATTAAGAGTAGCACCTACGAGAGTAGATGCTCCGCTTGCTCCTGTAGTTGTCAGAGTAATAGCTGACTGCTTCGAATTAAACGTACTCCAATCAGTTGAAGATAGCTTACCTGTATTGATAGCGGAAGCAATAGGTAAGCTGAAGGTATGAGTAGAAGTAGTAGATGTAATAGCGAAATCCGTTCCGTTAGTATCGGTAGCGAAAGTTTGCGTAGTAGAGGTAAGTCCATTCAAAGAATTAATACCTGCCACGAAAGTAGCGTTAACCCACGCAGTTCCGTTGTATTGTAAGACTTGATTAGTAGTAGGAGAAGTTAAAGTAACATCTCCGAGTTGATCTAAAGAGTAATCACCTTCCGCAGCTACCACCGCACCTGTGCGACCGAACACACTTGATACAGGAGCAGCAGCAGGAGTCTGATTAACCCAATTCGTACCATTAAAAGTTAACACCTGACCATTCGTAGGAGATGTCAAAGAAATGCCACCTAAAGAACTGAACTGAATGTTATTACCTACGAAAGCAGAAATAACAGAAATAGTCGCTTTGTATGAGTATCCAGTAGCAGGGTCTCCTACTAAAATCAAATCCGTAAGCGTAGGAGTTCTGGGAGTTAACTGATTTATCTTCTTATTGGGCATCTTCTTTTATTTAGTATTCATAAGTAGAAGGAACGACACATCTGTTCGCTATGTATGGTAAGTCTAAGGTAATATCTGCCCGAACTCCTGCTAATAGATCGGGAGTATCCTCAGTAAAGAAAGAAAGAGTAGCACTCAATCCCTCATCGAAATCAAAAGTTTGTGAACGCAGTTGAGCGATAATATCCTGACAGACCTCTAACATATCACTAAGCACCTCGGTCTCGTTAGTCTCTTCGTGTAGCATCCTATCGAAGAAATACAAAGAGAAATTCAGAACGACACTACGCTCCTGAATCTGACCACCTGTCAAATCAAAATAAAGGGAAGGATATACATTATCAGTCCCCCGACTTAGGTAATCGGGAAAGTCTCCGAAGTAAACGCTCTTTATCTGTTGGTGTGCGTTCGCTAAGTCCGTTATCGTTTTTACGATTTGATTGAGTGTCATTTTCTTGCTTTTCTAAGAAGACTTTCAGCTTCTTTTGGTTTTTAAGTGAGTAGGTTTTATTTGCCACAGCAACGAGTTATATTACCTTGATATTTTTCCTCGAATGATTTTCCTGCACAACAGTCATCATCTCCGAGCCAAATAGAAGTAGTATAGGCTTCGTTATCAGGTACGATAACATCGTAGCCATTCCCTGGGTTATTGTAAAGAGGGAAGATATTTGTACCTGACTTCTCCTTAAGATACTTCACAAGTCTTTGCTTATAGAACTCCGCTCTCGACTTATACCTATCCGCTACATCTATCATATCGGAAGCACTCGGATTCTCCTGACCTTCTCCGCTCTTACGGATCATTCCTTTGTTATAGAACTGATAGGATAACCCCATCGGAAGTTCTGACATAACAAAATAAACCAAGCAAGGTGTAACGTAGGTATCCAAAAGAGTCGATTCATCGTTAGTCAAATCTTGGTTCTGGATGCCATTTTGCAAACGCTCGTAGAGTCCTGTACCCAACGCAGGAAGGATATACATATCCTGTGCAGTTAAAATCTCAGGGTTAATGAGTTTGTCATCGCAGTTATTATGCAAGCCTGTACGATCCTTAATAGTCTGTACGGAAATGAAAAGTATGTTTCTGCTCATTTTATTTATCTTTTTTAATCACAACCTTCGAGACCCATTGATGTCTGCAAGAAGGAGAGTTAACCCCATCTCCCATATTCCACCATCCACCGCCTCTATCGAATACTGAGTAACCCAATCTCCGAGAAATAGACTCAATCTCAGAACGAGAATAAAGCCTATCTAAACTCATCAGCTTCGCACAGAATGGTCGAGAAGGATGAGCGGAGGTATTTCTTTCGCTTGGAGGTACGATAGACTTCCATTCGTACGAATAGCGGACAAGAAACGAAGTCTTGACAGGTTTATCGATAATCTCAGATAGAGGCTTAGTGAGGCTCCTAACCCCCTTAGAATTGATTTTAAGAATGTCCAACTCCTGAAGTTTGTTGATACGCTCTTTAACGACTACCAAATCCTCCTTAACCGCCTTAGCAATATCCTCATCTGAGATACCTTTGTTCTTAGCGATTACATCCAGAATCTTCTTATCGAGAGTATCATCGATTACCTCATCCCGAAAAGCCAACTCCTCCTGCTCCAAATCCTTACCGAATACTTGGCGAGTCATTAAAGTTTTATAGTTATCAACCGAATCTCCGTACTCAGAGAATACCTGAATAACCGCATCCATATCATTTGAGAACTCATCCGCACCTAACCAAGTAGCTAACTCCTCTTCTCCGAGTCCGTAAGCACTCTTCAACATCTGAGAGGCTTGCTCACGAGTTATCTTTCCTTTGTTATACTCACGAATAATTCGTTGGAAGTTCTGCCACTCTCTGCCCTTCATTCCTTTCAGATGCTCGTTAATCATAGCCTGAGAAGGCTCAGGAGTAACCGCAGTAGGCTCTGGCTGATACTTAGTCATATCAACACCAATCTTCTCTAAAATCCATTCTTTAGGAGCAAATTGAGCGATAATACTTTCGCTGAACTCGTAGCTAATAGGTTCAACAGGCTTAATGGTAAGCTCTGAAGTAACCCCTCTCTGCTTGGCTAAGTTGTTAAAGATAGCCTCTAAGAATTGCTGCTTATCATTAACGTAAGTATTCTTGAAAATCTCGTAAGCATCGCGAATCTGAGATCGTGAACCTAAAGCACCAGGAGTAGAGATACCGAACAAATCAGGAGCAGTAATCTGATGCCCTGCAAAAATGTTCTGCTGAATCATCTCATCGACACGACCGAAATCTTCTTTAGTCAAATCACTCGCTCCTAAATCTTCAACTATCGGCTTACGTGCTGAATCTTGTACGAAAGAGAGAATAAATTTCTTACCATCAGAACCGCTGAAGCGATCCGTAAACCTACGCTCGATGTTTCTTTTCTCATCGGGAGAAGGCTCTCCGTTAGGAAGGGTGATAAGTTTACTTGCAGAAAACCCTGTTTGTGCGTTACCTAAAACGTGCTTAGATACCTCAACATCACTCTCGATGTAATTCAGAGAACCCATATAGCCAGGGAGTGCGTAGGTATCCAAACCTGGGCGGTACTCTTTAATGTACATAATCTGCTTACCTACTCGGTTCTGAGTATTGTAAGCAGGAATAACCTTCGCCTCTTCTTTTCTATCTGACCAATCCTGTTTATACCAGAACTGCGTATTATCTTTATTAGAACGAATCTTAGTGTAGTCAATGTGGCAAATCTCAGCCAATAACCCACCGACCTTGCTCCAAATAACTTCCAAGTAAGCACCTCCGAAAATCTCAACATCGCTTGACACTTTGCGAGTAATATCGATAAGGCTCTCGTAAGGATTCGGAGCTTTGATGAATAATTCTGCCTGAGCATCTACCTCATCACTTTGCCAACCATTCCCGATGATGTAGTTAACTTTACCTCGCACGATAGCATTATGCTTCGCACTCTTATTGTAAAGACCCAAGAGATAAGTAGGATAATCATTCTTATCACCAAACTCAATATACCCGACTCCTTTCTTCTCTCGGTACTCAGGCTGCTTCGCCTCGGCGAAACTTAATATCACAATGTTGTCCATCATAAAGTAATGTATGTATTATCTGTATTGTAAGATGTAAAGGAATTATCTACATCGCTATAAACATTGAAAGAACTATTCGTATTCAAGATAGTAAACCCTGAAGGCTGAGTAGCACGAACTACAAATCCGTTATCGGGGTTATGCTTAATGAACCCATCGAAATTCTCATCGCTAATTATCAAAGCTTCAGGATTCATCTTAGTTATTTAAGTACACGTTATTGTA